TCGATCTCGAATTCGTCGCTAGTGGTGTATTCCTGCGGATCAGGTGACAGGTTCGACAGGGCCGTAACCGGGGCGGCGATACCGAGTGCAGCTGCAACGAGGGCAAGCCACAGCGGCGCCCGTTGCGGGTCGAGGGCGTCGTATGCGATCAAAAGCGGGACGATCACGACGGCCAGGCCGTACAGGTAGGCGCGTCGTTTCTTGGTTAGGAATTCGGCCATGATGCCTCCTAGTTGTCCATGTGCCATTCGATATGGTCGTCTACTTTGCCTCGGATTTCCCGCACATCGGCCCGTATTTCGTTCAGCGTGTCCCGTGTGGAGCTGCCGCCGTTAGGACGAAATTCTTTTTGTAGCCGTATTTGGGCTCGGATTATCCAGGAAAGGCCCGCCAGGAGGGCGGTAATGATGGTGACCAGGGGGACTAGGCCCTCGAGGGATTGTAGGTCCATGCCACTAGCGGGCCGCCAGCTTAGCCAGGACCCGCTCGCGGGCAGCCTGCGTAGCTGCGCTTACTTTGCGCTTGGGCTTGGCTCGACGCTCTTTCTTCTCCTGTTGCAACTCTTTTTCGACCTCGATGGCTTGCTCGAGGGCTTCCTCGTAGGTTTCGGGGTGTTCGCTCATAGCTGCGACTCCTCGGTCGGTTCGGCGCTTATGAATTGGTCCAGGTCGGCGTCGTAGATGTCTCCCACGCCTGCGTATTTTCCTCGTCGGCTGCCTGTGTAACTAGTGTCGATCCACGTTCCCGATAGGCCGATGCCGTTGCAATAGGCCGTTATTTTGGTGTCGTCGTCGTCCATGTAGGGGATCACGATGACTTCTCGGACGATGCCGTCCTCGATGCGTGCGGCGTATGCGTTGTGGTAACTCATGGTTTCTCCTAAACCGCTACTCGGACAATGACGAGGCCACTGCCGCCAGCGCCACCCAGATAAGGATCACCGGCACCGGCGCCGCCGCCTCCGCCACCGGTATTGGCTGTCCCTGCCGTTCCATTGCTTGATGTTGCTCCAGCGCCCCCGCCGCCTGTACCGCCAGAACCTGCGGTGCTGTTGGCGCCGCCGCCACCACCACCCGCATAGGTGACTGCTGACCCTGTTATGGAGTTCGATTCACCGTTGCCACCGTTGCCGCCGGTGGAACCGCTGCCTGCTGAGCCTGCGGCGCTTTTTCCGCCGCCGCCTCCGCCAGCCTCTCGGTTGGTGTCCGTGGCGCCACCATCGTTTCCTTGCGATAGTTGTCCGCTTCCACCTGTGACGGTCGTAGAGCGCGATCCGGCGCCACCACCTGAGCCGCCATTGTGACCGGACGAACGTTTCTCCGCTCCCGCTGTATCAGAGCCACCACCGCCACCGCCGACACCTATGTAAAGGCCAGCGATAGCACTTCCGAAACCGTTATTTCCTGATGACAAGGTTGTGACACCGCCGCCACCGCCGCCAGCGCCAACGGTGATAGTCAAACTGCCGGACGGCAAATAAACATTAGTTTGATAGTTCAGGCCGCCTGCGCCGCCACCGCCGCCGCGGAAGCCGCCGCCGCCGCCGCCGCCGCCGACGACCAGAACGTCGGCAAAACCGGCCTTTGTAACTGTGAGAGTGCCGGAGGCCGTGTAGGTCCAGTATTGGTATCCGGTGTAAGAGCCGGTAGGCGTGTCGCTGATTGCGGCGCTACCAACTCCCCCCGAGAAAGGGAACACCACCCACTCATCGGTCGCCAGCTTTACAGCCGTGGCGGCCTCGTACTGATCGATGGTCAGGTCGTCGCCGTTAACGGTAACGCCGCCGCCTGCGGCCAGGGTCACAGTTCCGGCGCCCAGGCTTAGGAAAGTAATACGAGTGCCTGTTTCGTATGCCACCGAGGCGTTAGCGGGAATAGTCACGGTCACCGCTGCAGCGTTATTTAGAGTGATGGTTTTGCCGGCGTCGCCTAGGACGGTCGTGTATGTCGTGCCGGTCTGGGTGTTGACCCCGTTGCCTTTAATGCTGACGTCGTCGACGCGGTCGGCTACCGATTGGCTCGTGGTGGGCCAACCGGAGACTAGGTCGCCGGACTCGACATAGGGCGTACCGTAGGTCGAGGTAGCCATAGGTGGATCCTTTCGTTATGCCGCGAGGAGGTCGTCGGCTTTTACCGCGTTGTACCATTGTAGGGTCGAGTTCACGTTTCCCCATGTAAGAGTCGCGTCTAAGTCGCCCCATGTGCAGGTTTGGTAACTGTAGCGAGGGTCTGAGACGGACAGAGTCAGGATATGGCGGCCCGGTGTGTACGTTTCCGACCAGCCTTCGACTATGCCGTTAAATTGCGTGTAGGGGCCTCCGGCGGGTATGTCCTCGATAAGGACCCGGGAGCCGTTTAGAAGGGCTAGAACGGCGTCCCGTTGGCTTTCCGTAAGTTGATTCATGAGGACCGTTATTTGGCCCATGTTCCAGAGCGGGTATGCCTGGGCTGCCAATATCTGGGCGGCTCTAGCCTGGGCGTCGGAAGCGCCGTGGAATTCGCTCACCAGATCATAGGCCCGGCGTCCATAGGTGGCGATCGAGGTAGCGTCCTCGAGCTCGTACAGGCTGCCGTTCCCGTACTCGATCTCGATATCGTTAATCAGGGTTTGCAGGTTTTGGGTCCATTGTGGGGACCAGGCGATAGCGGATCCAGGTATCGCCGTGGCGGCGTTATTGGCCGGGAACGTCGACCAGGCGGACGTGTAAAAGCTCCACGCCTCGACGGCGTTTGACCATATGCCAGGGTTACCGGCTACGCCTCGAGTTCCGTAATCCTCGAATACGACCCGGCCCCGGCAATCATCGAAATACGTCCCGCCGGACCATTCCGCGAGGGTCTGGAAATACGCCTGGATAGGTTGGATCGTGGGGTCATTGTTGGAGTCAAGCTCGAGTACGTTATCGGCGGCGTTGAGGTAGTTTAGGCCGGTCCCGGTCATGACGGCGTCGACGCGCTCCCGCGTGGTTTCTTTCGAGTAGGCGTCCTCGCCTGTCGTCAAGAGGCCGAGTTTCGCTAGGTATCCGATGCCGGTAACCGTGGTGACGGGGATCGGCGGGTCGCTCGATATGTATTCGATCGCTAGATCCGTGACGCTGCCACGGAATCGACAAATCCCGTCATAGGCCCCTATGCGTAGTTCGTCGCCGATCTCGATAGCGGTCCCGGTGGATCCGCGCATGATCACTTGGGCGCTGCCAGGTTCGGGCGTGGATTTAATGTCGCTGCGGCCGTGCGTTATGCGGACGTCGTACTCGACGTCGGCCAGGTCGACGGCCACGTCGTTAATGAGTACGGCGTAAATGGTCATTGGAGTACGGGCTGGACGTTTCGCCCGGATCGCTGGTCGCTGTTCCTAATGAGATTGCTAATTGCGGTGGCGACGGCTTGCTCAGTAATGCGCGCCTGCTCGGCTTCTGCAGCTGCCACACGTTCAGCCCTGGCAGCTGTGGCGGCCGCCTCGACCGCCCGGACCGCTTCGGCTACGTCTTTTGCTATTTGCTTTTTAAATGATGCGCCGACCTGTTCGCCGATCTTGGTTCCGAGTTTCTTAAATTTCTTTTGATCCTCGCGGAATTGATTAGCAAGCCCGTTCAGGGTGTCGATCGCTGATAGGCGGCCGGCCTCGAGGAATTCGGGCACTAGGCCTAGCGCTAATTCCTTCGTGGTTTCTTGGACTCCGTTCCATCTGTTAATAATTTCGGGAACGATGCCTTGGTCTAGCATTTGTTGACCCAGGGCCCCGCCGACTTCAGGACCTAGGCTGGCAAGCTCCTGGATTAGTGTTTGGTCGGCTCCCTTGGCTTTAATCGCTTGTAGGACGTTGCCAAACCAATTGGCTTCATCTATTTGTCTTTGGAAGGCTTCCAGAAATTGATTAGAAATCCGGTTTCCTTCTTCGTCGAATTGTTCGCCATAGGCGCCAGCGAGATCGATTCCGCCGAGGAGGTCTTGTTGTATGGCGTCGGCGTAATCCTCGACCGCTTTGGTGGCGGCCTCGAGGGCCCCGATTTGGTCGATTAATTCCTGCTTGCTGGTCGCTAACGCGATGCCCTGCACTTCGTACAGATCGAGGAGGCGTTGCTGCTTGTCGGTTAGTTTGTCGACGGCGCTTGATGCTCCGCCGGCCGAGCGGGTGAAGTCGTCGAGTCCCTCCGTGGCTTGTTGTTGGCGGGCAGCGAAATCGCGGTAATACTTGTTCGCCGCAACGATCTGGAAGTTCGCTTTCTGCACGGATCCGGCCT